AACCTGTGTACTTAGCTTTGGTTTCTACGTTGACATAAGGTCCAGCAAGTACTGGAGATGAGAATAGAGTAGCTGCGAGAGCTAGTGTAATTTTTTTCATTAAAATATTCCAGGGATGATTTGACCAGTAGTAGCGTAAGCTCCAAGAGCTGCCATGATTCCGATCATAGCCCAGCGTCCATTCTGAAGTTCTGCGTTGTCGTTCATTGTATATTCAATAGGGGGTTGAAGAGCGATTACTTCTGTATCGTTCATTTAATTTTAGCGTGTGTATATGGCGGTGACGATGAACTGTTCGGGCCGCCACGATACACTATACTCTTAGTGATCCTGTAGGATGACTAAATTGGTCTGGTTTTGTGAATGGTTTAATAAGGCTACGTATCTCTTGACTAGATAATCCTGGTGTAGTTCCTTTACGTAAAGCATCTAGAGCTGCAGGGTTCATTGCTAATTGATCTCTAGAGCTACCCTTGTCTGCCATCTGTAAATTAAATCCAGTTGCTGCAGGTATCAGTTGTAGTATCTTAAGTAGATCCTGTGGTTTGATATTTATATTCTGTAAGAAGTTTGGTAGATCAGTTTGGTCTTTTAACTTTCCTTTAGCTGCTTCCTTCTCACCTTCTGTAGCTCCTTCATTTACTAGATTTCTGATTTTCCTTTGCCTTGCATCGTTTCTAAACTTACCTTGATTTAGTGTTGCATCATCTAAAGGATTACTTTTTATTTGAAGAGGTTTAGAAATATCTTCTTCTGTCTCAGGATCTTTTAAATACCCACCTTCTTCACCTAACAACTGTCCTTCAGTTGGTCTTTGAGGATTATTTATCTGCTTATATCTTTCATTAAGTTTCTTATCTCTGTAAGCTGGATCTTCAGGATTAGGTTCTCTGAGATTGTTACTGACTATCTTCAGTATCTCTCCCATAGCATTCTGCTGCTGTACCTGTTTTCCTAGTTCACCTTCTCGCTTACCAACCTGTAATGCTTTTACCAGTTGATCGTTTGTTGGTGTTGCTGTTGCTACCATAATTAGAAGTTAATATTTGAGCGTTCAAGCTTCTCCATTATGTCTAAACGATATGCTGCATCCCTCTCATAACGAGGATCACTCATAGCTTGGACAACTTCAGCTTGACTACGGAATTTAGATCCGTCTGATTTGGGTGCATTTCCTGTTAACATTTTACCTTGGTATCCCTGTTCATCATTGTACCTATACGCTAGTGCTTTGACTGCAAAGAATGCAGACAGTGGGTTGCCGCTTTCCATAACCTCATCGAACATAGAAATCTCCTGTTCACTTAAGCTACCTTGTGCCCACTTCATCATGTCATTATACTTAGCTTCTCCACCAGCTATGTTCTTTAGCTCTTGTACATTCTGTTCTGTAAAGTCTGGAGGTTTGGGTACATACTTAGTAGCTGCATCCTTTCTCCATTCTAGATGTAGTTTAGCTAATTCATTAGTACTTAACTTACCTAACTTATCTAAAGTTTCTTTACTATACTCACCTGACTCAGATGTAGCTTGATCCCACAAGTCATCTAAGATTCCATACTCTTGAGTATTTTCTTCAGTTTCTTTCGTTTCTTCGCTATCTTCTTTGGACTCCACTTGTTCACTATCTTCGGAGTCCCCAGCTTGCGAGCTATCTCCAGCACTTTGGTCTCCAAGTTTTTTTTGAAGTTCAACATATGCTTTCTCTAGTTCTTGTGCATCTTTATATTTACCAGCTAAGAGGCTATCTTCTGCCTCTTGCATAGCTTCCCCAACCTTCAGAGAATCTTGCTCATCAGCATTGAGATTCTCTACAGAGGTTGCTTCTTGTGTGTTTTCAAATGTTAATGTTTCTGCCATTAGATTGCTTCAGGTGGTACTTCTCCTCCTCCTAGTTGTTCTGCTAATTGAGGATTCTTACTTGGATCAAACACAGGAGCCTTCATCATATTAGGTGTCTGCTCTGCTACTGTCTGTTCCAGTTGTTGTTGTTGTGCTGCTTGCTGTTCTTGTTGTAGTTCTTGTACACTCTTCACTAGGTTGAGTACATCTATACCTTGAGCAGCTGCTAGTCTTTTAATTACTTCATCAGGGTTAATGTATTGTTGGATAGCTTCTGGACCCATTGTCTGTGCAATGGTCTGTAAGAATTGACCAAGACTTTGAACGTCTTGCCCTCTGCCCAATGCATTAATACCAGCAACAATGATAGGCTTAACCATACCTTTTGGTATACGTGGTATCTCGCCTGTCTTTTGGAAGACATTAAGTTTCCTATTGAGATAGGGTACTAAGAATTCTACTGTTAGTAATCCGAATAATCCTCCGAGTTGTTGTTCTAGTTCTAGCTGAGTCATCCGTACTTCTTCAGCAGTAGTACGCTCTGACTGTCTTACATTTAATATTAAGAACGCTTCACTTAATCTCGTCTCTAACCTATTCATCAGCTCATTAGCTGTACTGAAGTCGGCGGTCTTGCCTACTTGTACTACACCTATATCATCTGGTCGTCCTTGGACGATAGCTCCGTTGCCTGCTTGGGCTAGAGTCTGTGGTTTAGTGGTACTTGAGGGTGATACAACAAACACTACTTTAGCAGCTGCTGCAGACCCTTCTACGAGTGCCTGAGACAATGCTTCGAGTGACTTTAGATCCCCTATAAACTGACCTACTCTACCACGACCATAATCCTCACCATCCACTGAGTTGAATCTTAGTGGCAACCACGGAGTAGCTTCTATTGGTGCTTTACTCTGAGATTTAGGAATGATCTTTCCGTATACTTCTTGATGCCAGATAAATCTATTGTTATCTCTGGTGACATGAGTGTATACATCACACTCTTGGTCTTCCGGTTGATCTGTTTCAACCAATGGCATCTCTTCATCTTTAGGAGCGTACTCACCTAGTAGTTTCTTGTTAATACGTTCCTTGGTAACTATTTCTATCACATCTCCGTTGCCATCTCGTTCTATAACAAAGCGATTAAGAGGGAAGAGTTTAAGACCTGCTTTACCCATAAAGATTAGAGCATTACCAGCTACTACTAAATGTTGTAGTGCTTGGTGAATGATCACACGATCATCTGATGCTGCGATAGCATCAAGGATGGTACGTTCAATCTTTGCAAAGGATAAGTCGAGTTCTGATTTTACTTCGGGAGGGAAATCTGTACCTAGTTGAGACTCATCTAACTGTAGCTTAAAGAAGCTGGTTTGTGGAGGTACGAGACTAAGCGAGAGTTTACTCGCTAGTGCTACGACACCTTTGGCACCAACACTTTGCCATGGAGTCTTCAAATTCTTCATACCTTTTGAGTTCTCTTCGTGACCTCTAATAAGATATGGTAGGGTAAGTTTCCCTGCGTCTTCTGCTTCTGTTAAGTACTGAGCACGTTCACTGGATAGGTAGTCATACCGTTCTTTTGCTGACATTGTTCTTAGATGTTAAGGGACTGATTGATTCTCATACCGCCACGGTTGAATCCGCCGTAAGCTCCACCGCCTCTTCGTTGTTGTTGAGTGATGCCTTTCTGAGTTCTAACTCCTTCAACATCTTGCCCACCTTGTAGGTTATAAATGTCTTTGAATTGTTGTTGCTGTTGAGCAGTCATGTTCTGGTATCTTTCATCCTGTTCCAGTGCTGCTTGTCTTTGAGCTGCACTTAAGTTCTGGAAGTTAGCTTGCTGACCAGCTTGTAAATCTCTGAACTGCTGTGTCTGTGTAGCTCCTAGTCCTCTAAAGTCTGCTCCTAATTGTTGTTGCCTGGAACCTAGTCCTTCGACTGTACTTCCCAGTGCTCTAAAGTCTCCTGTTAAGTCACCTAATGCTCTTGCATTAGCTTCTCTTTGTGAACGCTCATATCCAAGTTGTGCTTCACGACCAGATCTCCAGTTAGAGAATTCCTGTCCTCTTCTGTCTAGGTCATCAAACTTACTTCTGATCCAAGCATCATCATAATCGTTAGGTGTTTTTGTTGTATGATGTACTGTTTTAGTTCCACCGCCTCCCATTTTTATTCTCCAAGTGTAAGGGTTACATGGGAATGTTTATCATTCCACTTTAATTTTCTGGCAAGACCTTTTCTTACCTTGGCCTCGATGAAATCGCAGCCATTAAGTTTAGCAAAAGTAATAACAGAGTGTTCAAATGTAGCCATGACTGACTCATAATCGTGTCCTGATTTAGTAGCCCACGCATGTATGAAAAATGATTTCTTACGTGGGTAATCTACTAACTCTCCAAGACAAACTGATTCTATATCATAACCGTCTACTACTATCCAGAGATAGGCTCTCCCATCTTCAATAGCAGGTAGTAAATCCTCTGCTGTCACTCCTTCTTCAGAGTGTTCTAATGCTTTATCTATTAACGGCTGTATCTCAGCCCATAAGTCTGGTACATCCTTCGGTGGTACAAGATGTGCATGCATTATTCTTCTAATCTATTTTGAAACCATTCTACTACTGATCTTTGACCAGCTTTATACATTATAGATGATAGTTCTTCTTTAGGATGAGGAGTAACTCCTGGGAATTTCTCCTCCATTTCTGCTACCAATGACTCGAGATTAGGACCGAGTAATGGTTCAAGCGTATTGGGGTAGGTTGACATTGCTGTGTTCAAAGAAAGCTGGCATCCGTGCTGACCGTGTATCAGAAAGTTGAGGTGCTTTGCCCTCATACATTAATCGGTCTGATGAATCCAGCCAAAAATTTTTGTCCAAATATTTATCGGTAGTATTTATACCTAGTGGTTGAAAGATCCAATTAATCGTGGCCTTCCTAAGTTTGTCCAAAGAACCACTAGGGCGTAAACCCATAGCAGAACAAACGAGAGAATTACAGGCAACGTGTATTTGTTCGTCTCTGGAAATATCAGCTGATACCGTTCTGAGACCAGGATCGCCACAAAACCTAAAGAAAGGCAAAATAACAAAGAATATAGCACGTTCGGCTACCAAAGCTTTTAGTATAGTGTGATCGGGGTGAGCTTCCCAGGCATCACGTAACCTGAGAGCTTCTGCTTCTGCTTTTTCATCAACGCCTATAGCGTTCGTGATATAAGTAAGGGCGAGATCGTGTTTGATCTCATCCTTTACATTTGATTCTAGAAGAGTCCGTGCAGATTCGGGAACCTCCTTTTCAAGTGCCTCTGTAATAAACTCGCCAACTGGTAGCTCCATATGGCGTATTGCGAGAGCACGGTAGATGGCCTCTTCAGCTCCGTGTTTAAGTTGACCAGCTGCAGTTTGGACGGGTGTCCATGTTCTCTTTCTATTGAGTAATTTTTCATAAGGGTTTTTCATTCTTGACAATCGCAGGTTATCGGGTTTTCTTGTAAAATACCCTGCAAGTAATCTTCAACGTCAGATTCATCTAATGCTGCATACGCATCGCTCTTATCTTGTGTGTCTCCCATTACCTGAAGGCTGTAATATAAGGAGGTTTGAGGCGAAGCCAACCACTCTTCCACGAATTCATTGTCGTATTCTATAACATCACTCCAAGAGTTGAAGCTATAGCCATGAAGAAGTCCTGTTTTATTATACATTATCATTATCTCATCTGCTACTCTCTTGTAAGCTTCCCAGCCTACTTCACTAGCTATCTCTACTTGTCCATAGTTATAGGTTTGCACTCCGAATGTCCCACTATCTCTGTCCACAGTGCGGCTGATTGGTGGTGCAATTTCTGGGGTACTCGTAAAGCCATCCAAGTCCTTGCTTCGATAACTACAGGAGGCTGTCGGAGCAATGCAAAACGCTCTAACCATATTATTAGCCCTAGCCACTTCAGCGGCAGCTTCAATACCATATCTAAGTTCGCTGGCAAGATGCTCGGCTCTGGTAACAATAGATCCATTATTGTTCACGCATTGTAGTGCTCTACCAAATTGTTCGTATGTTACTCCGTGTCTTGCAAGTAAGTTTGCAAGTCCGAGGATACCGAGGCCAACTTGTCTGTCGATATTAGACGGCAAGTATTCTCCAGTTGCTCCAACACCTGTCCGACTATGGAGCTGGCACAATTCGGACATACCTTTAATGAAACCCTCTCTGATGGAGCTGGTGTTACAGGCTGCGAGATTGACATGCTGTAACAAGCAAGTTCCA